AAAGCTCGTTGTAAAAGAGGTTTTGCAAATCCGGTACCGCAATTCACACCAGTGTCTAGAAGCTCTTCAGCTACTGCAGAAGAAACAGCATTTACTTGGTCAAATCGCGGAGCTGTCCAGTATTGCTTCTTGTAAATAGCTTTGGCCACATCAAGCGGTAAATCTCGCATATTGCCCTTAAATCCGTTTGCTCGAGCAACTGCTTCAGTAATACCGTATTTAGTAGCACCTCCTCGATCGGCTGGGTTATTGACGTAGCCGCCTTCACGTTTAATTAACTCTTCAAGATATTGTTCAATGTTCATTTCACTTTTCCTTAGATAATAAAAAACCGCCCGAAGGCGGTATTAACTGTTCGTAATATCGTTTTTGGCTTTCTTAACTTCTTTAAGTACTTCAATAATCGTCTTACCTTCCTGTTTGTTAATAAAGTTAAATATCCAGCGGACTAAAGCCCAACCGGGTAAACCACAAACAAAGAAGAATCCACCAAGTGCAATCATCCCCCATATATCAGTAACCCATTCATGAAGCCCCCACTTCACAATAATGAATGAACCACCTGCCAAACTTGATACAACCGTACAGATTAAACCTACAGCCCACTCTTGTGGTGAACGCGGCATACGTGTCATTAATACAACTGCTACAACCAAGCTCGCAGCCAAAGCCACCACAATTGCAAACCCATAAAATTTTAATAATGCTGTAAAACCGCTAGTAGAAACTGGTTCCATTTATTTCTCCAGATATTTTTAGACAATAAAAAAGCACCCGAATTGGGTGCTCAAAGTTCTCTTAAGGTTTAAAGGGTTTGTAAGATTTTCCCTCCGTTAATCAATTGAGTTGTTAGAGGTGCCACCCCAACAATTGCAGGTCCACCCGGTCCCGGCTGACCTTCAGTTGTGCCATGGTATTTCCAGTTCCATGTTCCATCATTGGTAGACTTGGTACCACGTTCGCCCCAGTTTCCGCCATCCCCTGATAATGGAGATCCATAACGGTCATTTTGGGTTCGGTAACCTTTACCGGGTACCGAAGCTTCAGCATCAGTGATTTTCATAACCAATAAATAACTCTCCAGATAGAGGCGATAATCTTGTGAGTCATTTGAAATCGGCTGTCCAGTCATGACCCGACCAAATGGTGCTCCAGCACCACCAGGAATTCCCTGTTCCCCATAAGATGATCTAGTGTAAATACCACTTGGTGTTGCTCCACCACCTGAGCCGCCTCGAGCTAACGTCCCTCCATCGATAATCAGGTTTAGTTTGCTGTGCCGGTTCAATAAACCTGGTGCTCCCTGAAAACCATCACGCCGGGTTTTGGTAAAGTTATAATCCGGATCGGTAGACCATGCACCAAATGCCAAATGTGGCAATCCTCCATCACCACCACGTCCAACAACAGCACCTTTAATCGTCAGATTTACCACCAGATCGGGCGGGAACTCCCCTGTATCTATCGCCGGTAATTCTGAGGCAGCTGGAACGATATACTCTCGTTTTGCACGACTAGACTTATAGTTGAATTTATAGACAAATCTGGTTTCCGGTCGATAAGAACTTGAGCTTGAAACCAGCGCACCAGCTTCAACTACAAAGCTAATTTCTCCAGTCGTTGGTAAATCACCTCTTTGCATTTGATATAAACGTGCGAGATTAATATCAAGCTGGTCATATCGAATGTAGATCGGTGAATCATCAACCGGTACATCAATAAAGTCTTTATCGTTGAGGTAATAGCGCTCATCGTAATTAATTGCAGTAATGGTATTAGAGAACTGGTCAGCCGGTTCTCTTTTCGCTACCAGATAAGGCAATGAGCCTTTGGTATCGTCATTAACCACCGTGTAGATAGTATTCACAAAATCATCAGGACTAAGCTTTAAGGCCCCGTTCGGTAAACGCCCTAAAATCACCTTATTTTTGGCTGAACCCGGCGTAACGGGAATCAGGTCCACGGTACCATCCCCCATTTGCAAATAAATCACATAGCTCTTGCCTGCAATGAAATCTACATCATGGCTTAGGGTGAGGATTAAACCCTCTTGCTGTACCACTTCCCCGCTTTGATGAATACCATTGCGATAATCAGCTACAGCGATCCGGTCACGTAAAACCAGTAATTCTGATTCAGGTGCTGCATCAAAGGTAATGGATTTACGCTGGAACCGAAGCTTGTTCCAGAGCCGGTACGCATTGAAATGAGCTTGCCACTTGTTCCGTACACCAACAGACTTCACTTCTTTCGGGTTCTTTGCTCCTTTGTCCGGCAAATAGATATTGATACGACTATCGTCGGTCGGATCCGTGTATTCATAGATCAGTCCGTCGTAGTCATCCATCACGCCAAAGGTCAGGTCATGCTTGTAACTATCCGGAATGATATTCCTGAAGTTAAACAGCATTACCGAGTTATCAGTTGGACGTTCAAAATAAAGCTTGAGCTTATTATTTTGCCGATATGCAGTACAAAACACGGCATCACAAAGATTGGTGACCAGCTCTTCAAAAGACAGGTTTGTATCATCAATCGTAGTACAGAACTCAGCCGCAAGTGGTGTACCAAAATAATCAACTACATCGTTATATGTGCGATAGATGTTTTCCAGATCAATCTCATCAATCGTACGGCGACCAATCTTCTCATCCAGTGCCATTGAGACTAGTGCATCAGCAAAGCTAGACGTTGGATATAGCTCTGTTGTCATTGCCCCGTTTTTATAAGTCGGCAACATTCGCTGGAGATCAAAATTGATCTTGCGGGACTTAACAGATAAAGCTCCAGTGGTTGCATAAGTACGCGCACGAAAAACCGTTTCATGCTCATACACTGTACTTTGCAAAGGATAAGCACCGTAAAGCGCCTGCCACTTTACTTCATCAACAACAGTGGTAACTGCCGGTGTTGGAGTTAAACGGCGTGCACGGACACTACAGCGACCCTGAAAAGTCACCATATCCAGCGTTGCACCAACTGTCTGACGTGACTTTGCTGAACCCTTTAGAATGATCTGCTTCAGCATTGGATTGCCAATGGCTGCACCAGATTCATTTACCGGTGTTACCTCAACTTCAATCGTGACGTTTACAGCACCCTGATTTCCATCTGCTGAAACGGTATAAAGTCCATTTGTGGCCACAAAATTACACAGCACCCGGCTACGTTCAACATTGTCCAGAATGAAAGGACCAATCCACTTTTCACCTATTGAACTGATCTTTGGTGACAAAGCTGCAGTTTGTTGGTTATTTAACTCTTTAAGCTTTAACCAGTTAGCATTAACGGCCGCCGGATTTGATAACGTCATACGGTCATCAGCTACCGATAGAACGCTATAAGTACCATTTAAATCAAAAGTCTGGCCATTAAACGTGAATGAGGCATTGGTGATTTCTACGCGGTCATTACTTACAAACTTAGTGGTTAAATCTGTGTTGTTTGCCGTTGCCCGAAGAATCTCGTTTGGATATGCAAAATGAAGGTAGTTCGTACCTTCTAAAGATTGTGTATCAGCAGGACGTAAAACTTGGCCATTAACAGAAGTTTGATGCTGAACTGTTAAGGGTGGAGTTGTAATTTCGGTACCAAGCGAGAAATATGGCTCACCCGAGACAATATCGACACCCGGTCGAAAGACTTCTACCGATGCGCCGGCAATATCAACAATGTTGGTTTCACCGTCATATGCACCGTTAATTTTATAGTGACCACGACCAATACAACCAACAACATGCTCTACTTCGACATTGTTTTCATATACCTTGTAAGGCACAGTAATCAGATCAGGGGTATCGTGAGCGGCACCATAAATATCTGCGATACGACCATTTACGCGAGTTTTATTTTCACGGTTTGATAATTCGTTATTTGCAGACGAGGATTGATTGTTATTCTGGTTGGTTTGGGTAATTGAGGGCACAGGCATTAATAATGCAACAGCCACACCCATAACTATAGAAGCAACCGCTATCCAAGCTAGAGTTATGGGGTCTATACCCTTGGGATTCTCAATTACAATGAAAGTGCCTGGCAAGAAATCGAGCTGCTTTAATTCATATGCATTCTTCGGTGTGACTTCATTCGCAAATGAAATTTCCGCATGATCCATATTGCTTATGGTATGAAAAATACGGACATGCTCAGGCATATGGTCATATTTTGAAGTAAGCCATTGACCCAAAGTTTCAGCATGTTCAATTGTTTTGTCTTCGGATAAAGGGTCTTGTTTATAAATAATCTTAATCATAGAAACTCACACGATTAAATCCAAATGCTTGAACGACTTGAATTGGCATCCATGAAACGCCTGATTCCTGCAAATGCAAAATACGCCCCAAACGAAAAAGCCCCACATGTGGGGGCTTGTTTCGGTATCTAGAGTGAAAGGCGACTATGCAGCCTTCCTTGGGCATGGGCAATGGATTTAGTAACTTCAATCTTGATGGCAGAAATACCTTCTCTTTGACGGGCTTCATAAAAAACTCAAGCGCCTCTCCTCGATCAATATCATATAGATCCATTGCAGCTTCATGCGCGAAGTGAACACAGTTGTAGTGTTCCTCGTCATATTGCTTATCGAGCAAATGATCGTGACTCTTCATATAGCCCCCTTCAAACCACTAAAACGATCAAGCGAAAAGATATCTCCAGTCTTCGCAGTATTTAATCTTGGTGATTCAGCCTTGAATGTCACAGCTTTATGGTTCATTGCAACACTGGAGAGTTGCAGTCCGAGTAAATAAAACATTGGAGAATTCAGATTGTCTGAACTGTAAATCCGGTAATTTACTGTTGGCTTTACATCGGGATATTGGCCTTCGATTACCCGTTCAAACTCATCCGGCATTACATCACCTAAACCAGATATAGAGACTGTTAATGTCTGGTCCAGATCACCCAGCATTCCGGATCTTTGAATAGATGCTGGCAAAAATTCATAATAGACCTGACCGGATCCCTCCTTATGTTGAACATAAACACCTCGGTCATCATTACGGACTATTCGGTATGTATTCATAAAAGAAGGATGAGAAAGCTCAATACACTCCAATTGATAGACATCAACTTTCCGATTGAAAAAGAATTTGGCATATTCGTTATCCATTAGACCTCCCAATCCTTAATCAAAGCGATATCGGCAGTAAGGTTAGGCTGGTTTTGAACAACTTCGAGCTGTGCATTTACCCGGTAAAGGTTGCCATTCACTTCATTGGTCTTGAACGAGTTCGGAATGAAGTTACACAGGTATTGCTGACGAGCTCCCTGATCAATCACCAGATCCGCATAAAATGAGGCTGGCTTGTTCTGGTATACCCGCCAGAACGCCATCATTTTATTGAAATCGGTTTTACTTAAATTCCAGTTCACATCAACAATGTGGCTATTACGTTTTACATCGATGTAATAGCGACCACGACCGCCGTCCATCTGCTGACGTTTCACATCATCACCCGGTGTTACGCCATAGCCGCTGGTCTGAGGATTTAGCTTTAACTTGTACATAACTTTCCTTCAGGTAATAAAAAAACCCGCTTTCGCGGGTTCTTTTATTAAAGTTAACTTGATTAATTTTTAGAAATTAATAGATATTACTTTTGAATATAAATACAAAAACATCACTTAAAATTAAATTTATTTATTAACAACCTAGCGCTTCTAATTGCTCTAAAACAATTATTGCTGCACTATCTGCTGTATCAAAATCAACTAGCTCATAATCAAAAACACAACATGCTCCAACCATTTGTTCTGGACGTAACCGCGGAACTTTACCTACATTTTCACGCTGTATCCGCATAAACTCTGGACTCAATTTTCCAATTAATTTATCAAGAATACTAGTTTGCCATTCAATGTCCTGCTCTGTTGTTTTCCAGGTATCTAAATCTAGGATTGGAAAACCGGATTGTTCAAATATACAATTAACAAAAACTGAACATGTAAGGCTATCACCTACCGTATTAGGGGTACTTAGAAAATCACCTCCTGAGATCCTAGATCCACCAAAATTTACGATTCCATAAGGAGCAGGAAAATAGAAAACTTCATTATTATTCAAATCTTTATTATGAGAAATTTGTTCAAGTTCATTAATTATATGTACAAGAGTTCTTTCTGGAATTTTTTCTAAATCAAACCAGTACATAGCATAACCGTCAGAGTCATTACGTCTTTGAAAAAAATAGGTTTCATGCCAGCCAAAATGAGCTAGTACTAATTTATTATCTTCAATAAATACAAAACCAGTATGATTTTGTTCTGATGTTACCTTTTTAATTATGACTCCAAGTTGTGAGTCTTTGGGTTTATAATTAATGTCTTTAATGAGTTGAAATTTTGCATTCATTATAAAAGCTTACTCACAACTAAAATTTATATATTTAAACCGCGATCTAAGCCATACATCTCACGTTTTGGGTTTAATCCCTCATTTATAACAACGTTCTGAGTATATAAATACATTTCTTTCCACAATGAAATTTGATTTTTATAAACATTTGTTGAGCGTAATAAAGCTATGAGAGACCATGAAGTTAAACTACTTTTATTTAACTCTTGAAAAAAATTATTTAAAAACTTAAGGTCTTCAACTTGTACAGCTTGATGCATTAATACTGTCATATATGCAGAAGCCTCTCTTCCTCTATTAGTTGCTTCTAATTTATATATTTCAAAATAATGTTTTTTATCCCACCAAAAACTATTTTTAGAATCTTTAAATATCTCAGGTGAAATAATATTATCTTTACTATCAAGTCTAAGATCATATGATTGAAAAGAACCAATGACACATAAGCATAAAAAAAACGCAAGAAAATCTGATTGATTATTTAGAAAGCTTTTAAAAAAAACACGCATTGATTCAGTATGATCAATGAAATTTTCAACGCTTTTATTTACGCGATTAGCAACTCCATTATAATTAGAAACTACAGTTGTACTACGATTTATAGAATTTAGTGTATTACTCGAAAAAGAAGGTAAACTTAATGAGCTTGAATAGGTATCAACTAACATAAGTACCTCCATTTCTTATTAATTTTTTTACTGAATCTTGTAATAATGGAATGAATTTTAAGAAATCTAATTCAGATCTATGAGAAGCATCTGTATTAACATCTATATTCATTAGAATATTTTTTTGCACTTTAGCCTTGGGAATTCCTATATTAGGATCAATCACCAATGACATTTTCTGACCATTAGAATACTGAACAACCTGATTAATTTTAATATTGTCAATAAAATATGATTTATTAGTTCTATAACTAATTTCTTCTAAATCCTCCTGCATGTTATTTAAATAAGAAACATTACTTCTTAACAAATCACAACCTATTTTTTCATTATCAACAGGTATACTAAGCTCAACAACATTACCAATACGAATAATCTTTTCATTGAGCTGATCAAAAAATACGCTAATTTTTTCGTAAAAAAAATCTACCTCTTTGATTATTTCATTGAAAGTATAAAAATTTTCATCTCTTTCAAATACTAATTGTAAATCAATTAAGCTTTGATCTTTTAAATAAACCAAATTAAATTGCTTATTACTATCAAGATTAGTAATTTCAACATATTGAATCAAACGTCCATTTTCTTCCGATTGGGTCATTTCATTAGAAATTTCAAGCCCAGTTATATTTTTCGACCATTCTTTTTTCTTAAAATTAATTTCTCCGTTAAAGAATAATACAGTACGGATACTATCAATTTGCCATTTAAATTCAGTCATGGTATGCCTAATATGATTTATATAGAATTAATCAAGGTTTGTTATACAAGTCTATTGAACAAATATATGCAATTATTACGGATGAATACACATATTTGAGGAGACTATAATCTTTATAGTTAACACTAGATTTAATTTTCCCAAGGCTATACACTCCAGAGACGAAAACACCTTCTTACTAATTAATAAGAAGGTCTCTTAGCGCGAATATTACGTTGAAATTACTACCGAAGTCAATATCGTAGTTCCGATAAGTAGTCAAGCCAGAAACTTTCATAATCTGTCTAATTCTATTACTTTAGAAAAACTACACGCCAAATAACGTCGTCTTGATAAACGTTTAAATATCTTAAATATATGAAACAAAGTGTATCGAAAGTCAGAAACACTTTGTACATATCGTTAGAAAGCAAGTCGAATACAGCGTATAGGTAGTGAAATGCCCCCCCGTTCGGCGGCCTCACATAGTTAACGGTTACGCCTTACAGTGGTATTCTCAGTCAAAGATCGACTAATAGTTGAGTTTGGATTACCAATTTGATCACTTACAAGCTTCGGTACCGTTCTTGGAAGCTGCTTATCCATTTCATCTTTAACAATGATCCGGACTGTTTGCTCATCCAGTTGTTCGGCTTCAACTGTCGCCCCACTCACCTGATTAATCACTTCAATTTTGAAATTGATTATCGATGAAGCTGGCTCAATTGAAGGCTTAATCTCAGCTTGAGGGCGTGAAGCACGTCCTGAAGTAAAGTCCTGAACATCATCCAGATTTGAGCGATCCAGAACTAAACCATTGGATGAGAAATAGACTTTACCGTCATGGAACAGGTCAGAATTTGCCGAAGAAGCTAACTTAGGTGTGTCTCTATTACCCTTATAAATAATCTGAGTATCTTGAACCGGTTGATTAAAGATATCAGATTGCTTTTGGCTTTCTATAAAGGCATTAGAGCTCATCATTGCACGGCGCATGACACTATCAGCTGAAGCATTGTTATTGAGAAAAGCTTCAGGGTTTGCACTCTTACGCATTCTCTCAACTAAACCAACACCACCCCAACGTTTAATGTCTTCTTGGGACCATACAATCTCGCCTTTGTGCACAGCTCCAGCAACTTCATATTTCCCACCTCGACCAGTGTAGCCACCTTCAGCAAAGCCTTGATCTTTGATTGCCCGGATGTTTGCAATGATGCTTGCACCTTGTGCAATAGCACTTGCAATTAATGGGATATTTGCTGGAAAACCAACACTAGCCGCCTTTGCAATACTTTGCTGAATAGAAATACCTGCAGCTGCAATGGCATAAGCTTTATCAGCAGCAAACATGATCTTGTATGCTTTTGATTGCTCGCCAAACATTGAACCAAACATCGATGTGAGTGAACCCATCATTTGGCCACCAAATGCAATTTGAGTGTTCAAGCGATCTTGTTGATACTTATCTTCAATATCCTGAGCATTCTTTGCATATTCAGCAGCAATCTGATTACGTTGATCTTGAGCAGCTTGAATGATAGCTGTTTTCTGGTTTTCGTAATCCTGCTGCTTAATTAGTCCAGCTTCGAATTGAGCATTCAAACCATCTAAAGAGTTTTGCTCATTCAGGTCGGTAGCAGCAAATTGACTATCTGCTAAATCATTTGCAGCATTTAAACGGCTAAATCGTTCCTGATCCTGTCTGAAAAATTCTCCGGTACCATTCATATCCGCTTGGATATTACCCCAGTTTTGAACAGCATTATTCACCTTATCACGAGTCTCTTTATCCTGACTAGCTTTAGACAATCCGATTAGCTTTTGCCGCTCTTCTATAGAAAGTTTGGTATTCTTAAGAATTTCCTCCCGTTCTAGTCTGTAACGTTCCTGCATGGCCTGAGTTTCCGAAAGCAGAGATAAACGTGCCTGAAATAAACGCTGTTCCTGAGCTAGTTTTAATAACCCTAACTCTTGCTGTTTTTGCAATTCCAGGCCACCTAAAGCAACCTTTCTTTGATCTTCAGAGAGTTTACCCTCAGCAACTAATCGCAAAGAATTGGTTTCATATGTGTACTCAAGCTTTTGCTTCTCAGTCCACTTATAACCATTCACTTCAAAATCTTGCTGAAGTTTGGCGAGTTCATCTTGAGCTTTATATCGCTCTTTGATTTTAGGAATTAAGGCTGTTTGACCCGTTTGTTGCGCAAGGTTAATTTCTTCGTTACGAGCCTTGGTTCGCTTCGCTTGCTCCTCCTCATATTGCTCTTGAAGGTTTAGACCTTGCTTAACTAACTCTAAACGTGCCTTGATTTGCTTTCCATAGGCTCTATCGCTATCACCATCGGATAAACCGCCTTTGCCAACACCACCAGCAATGATATCGGAATACCTTGAAACCTTAGCTACATACTGCGAAACCTCCTTATTTCGCTCTGCACTGCCTTTAACCTTGCCAGTTTTAGTAAACTGTCTTGCTCCACCCTCACCTGCATTATGGGAAAGTATTGCCTGAGCCAAGTCACCTGTTTTTTCATAAACCTTGGCGATATTATCAATTACAATTTTGCCCGACTTTTCCAAGTCATAACTATCAGCAACAGACATATTGTTCTGTTTACGATAACCACTGGTTGTTTGAAAATATCCTATTGCACCAGTATGACTCTTAGCTTCTCGAATACCTTGAGATTCTTGAGCCAATAAGCCTGCAATTACACTTGATGGTATCCCTTTGCTTTCAGCATATTTACCTAAACCACTCGATTCAATTAAAGCAGCAGATCGCTTGGCTACTTCCAATTCAGCTTGTGTGATTTTAAGTTTTTTCTCACTTTCCTTGGTTTGCTTTCTGCTAGATTCGGTAATACTTTCTTGTAAGTCCTTGGCTTCCTTCTGCTTCTTATACCAAGCCTCAAAAATTGCAGCTTCCTGACTAGTTAAACTTCTAGTCATCGGAATTTTATTGTCGGTATAAAACTCTGATGCCGCACGCGCCTTATCAAGACCCTTTTCGCCACCACCAAATGCCTTAGTGTTTTTTATAAGAAAATCATTTTTCAGAATATCTTTGTTGGCGTTGTCTCGTAACTTATTTAACTTTTCTTGAGCAGCGACTTGGTTGTTTAATTCATTTGTTTCTCCTTGTTGAGCAGCAAGTACAGTTTGATGTTGCTTTAGATACTCATTACGCAAGTCATTCTGTTTCTTTAGCTCTGCATTAGCCTGATTCAACGCAATTTTAGACTGATCCGTTTTAGTAGCATGATCCTGTAACCCCTTGATATTTTCAGCAGGAATTTTGGCTGTACTATTGAACTTACTCACAGCATCAGTTGCTGAAATTTGATTTAAAGAATATGCCTGAATTACCTTATTCAACGATTTAACTTGTTCTTCGCTACCACCATTTAACCGAATGAATTCCACTTGTGCTCGTAATGAATCAAGCATTTGTGTTTTCATGTCAGTGAAATTTTGAGTAGCGACTTTTGTTAAGTTTGTTTGAATTGTTAATTGCTTAATTGATTCGGCCGTTACCTCAACATGTTGTCTAGAAGTAGCATTTAAGAGTTTTAGAGCAGTATTACCTTGCTCAATCTTATTTTTTGATTCTGCTACTGCACTAGAGAACTCAATGAGTTTATCAATTTGATTCTGACTAAAACGACCAGATGAAATCATCTTTTTTAAGAGATCACCTGCATCGCTTGCACCTGTAGCAATAGACTTAATGGCATTTTGATAATCTTCATAATCACTGCCAGATAATTTAAATAATTCCTTTTGGATATAAGCAAAACGTTTGATAGCTCCACTAGCATCATCAATTGCATCATTTTGCTGCTCAATCTCTTTGCGTAACCGCACACCCTCTGTTAATGCTTGCACAGTATTTAACTTTATGTACTTATCTGTTAAATCACTAACCGAGTCAGATTGTGTTGCAAGAGACTCTTTGACTTCATCCGAACTGCTGCTTAGTAAATAGAAAGATGCGGCTGTTGCTGCAATTGCTAAACCCATTGGGCTAAAAATCGCCATAAGCGCTGACTTTGCTAAAGCTAAACGGCTAGTAGCAACAGATTGCGCTGTTAAGGCTGCTGATAATCTAGATGAAGCTGCAGACTGTGCTGTTTCCGCAGCAGCAACCTCTAACGCAACTTGAGCTTGTAATCGTCCTAGCTGAGCCATTCGTGTGATGGTAGCCGTGCGACCTTGTTCAGTGATTTGGGCTTTTAAACGAACTTTTTCGAGTTCTATTTCTGCCATGATCTGAGCATGAGTAGCTTTGATGTTCGTTAGTGTCACCTGCGTACTTTGTGCTTCGGCAAGCGCAGATTCCACTTCAGCTTTTGCTGCTGCAATATTTGCATTACGTTCAGCAATTGTGGCAAACACTTGTTTGGTTGACGCAGCAATACTCGCTTGTACAGCAACCGTTTTTGTTAAAACGGCTTTTGTCATTAAGCCAATACCTATGGCAAATGCACTGTCTGCAATTAAATTCAAATTATTTGCTAGTAACTGAATCGATCCTGATAAAGCCTGTGCTGCTCCACTTCCTTTACCAGCCTCTCCTACAAATTTAGTAATTTCATTGTTTAGGAGTGTGAGAGACTGCCCGATTGTTATATCAGTTTTAGCAAAAAGAGCATCAACTTCATCTTGGACATTTTTAAGTGCTTTAACGATTTCCTGTGAAGTGATTTTTCCTTCAGCAGCTACTGAACGTAATTCACCTACAGTAATACCCATACCTTTAGCAATAGCTTTTGCTAAAGCTGGTGTTTGCTCCATTACAGAATTAAGCTCTTCACCACGTAATGTGCCGCTTGCTAACGCTTGTCCGAATTGAACTAAAGCTGCATCAGCAGCTTCTGCACTTGCACCACTAATTGCTACAGCTTTAGAAACTGTTTCAGTTAAACGTGCTGTGTCATCCATTGTGAGGTTTAAAGTTTTGGCATTATCACTAAAACGCTGGTAGACCTGTAGAACAGAATCCCATGCTGAATAGGTTTTTTGAGCAATTCGGAAAGTGTCTTCCGTAGCTTTATTTAGTTCAACTTGATTATTAGTGACCAACTTAAGGCGGTTTTGTAGTCCAGTATATGTATCCATCTTTGAAATGGCAGAACTTACTGTTACTAGCCCAGCCATATACCCAGCTAGTGCTCGCGTAGCTACAGATAAGTTGTCCATAGACTTAGATGCAAACTCACCTTTACGCTCAATACTATCCAGTTCATTGCCTAGATTGCGCGCATTTCGTTCTGCATTTTTTGCATCAATTACAATGACGAGACGTGATTCTTGTGCCATCTTACTTTCCTCTAGGCAATAAAAAGCCCACTCAATGAGTGGGTTGTTAAGGTTGATTTTTGGGTTAGTGTTTTTGCTTAAGATGCGCTCTTGTTCTCGTGATATCTCAATATGCTGGCAACCTTTTGGAACAGATAGCCCACTAAGAATCCATTTAAGATTATCCCGATACCTGTAATAACCATGATTCCTGACCATACGGTCTCGGTGCCATAATAAGTTCTTGGAACTTCAACTCGGCCAAACACAAGTATAAAAATAAATCCAGATATAATACCTAGAACAATTAACCCCCATCCGATGGCATTGCAAACTTCACTTTCTTTCATTGTTTGATATTGTGGTGTGCTCAT